CGTACTTCTTCTGCGCGTCCGTCGCACCCTTCACCGCGGCCAGTTGGCCAAGCACCGCCGCGCCGAACACGCCCATCGCGATACCCGCAGCGCCCGCACCCGCAGCGATCGGCACCAGCGACGCAGCCACCGGAAGCAGCGCCGGCGCGAGCAGCAGAGCCGCGCCCTTCAGCTGCTCCATCGCCCCGCCTGCGCCATCGCTCCCCGAGCCGGCAGCGGTGCGGACGGTGCCGAGCCTGCCCCGCAGGCCGCCCATCGTCCCGGTGAGGCGGCGCATACTCCCGTCGAGGTCGTCGGTGTCGGAGCGCAGCGTGCGCGTGCGGTCGGACAAGTCCCCGAGCCGCGTGTTCGCCGTCGCGGTCCGGGTGTTGAGGGTGCGCATGCTGTTGTTCGTGCGGGTCATGCCATCGTTCAGATCCCGCATCGCATGGCCTGCCGCTTCGACACGGCGGCGCAGATCACGCAGCGAATCCCCGGCCCCGTCCGCAGCGTGCTTCAAGGCGTCCAGAGCAACGGTCGCCAGCCCCGCCTTCGCGGCGAGGCCATCCAGCTTGTTCCCGGCCTCGTTCGCGCGGGTCTTGAGCTGGTTCAGAGACGTGTTGGTGGAGGCGAGGCCGGAGCTGGTGTCGTTGGCGACCCGCACCCGGATCTCGATGTCATTGCCCACCGCCGCCCACCTCCTCCGGGGTCCCTCGGCGTTCGATTTCGATCAGACGGAGCAGCTCCACGTCCTCCTCCAGCAGGGCGCTGGGGAGGCAGTGGAAACGCTCGCAAAGCTGCAAGATCAGGCGGGCACGCTGGTAGGCAGGGGGCGGTCCGAGAGGGGTTCCATCGGAATCGACACCGCCGGGGACTGCTCGCCAGCGGGCGAGCTCTGAGGCAAAGGGCCGGCGTCGTCCACCTTCCCGCCGAGACGCTCGATCCACTCGGTGGCGAGGGCGAGGCCGAGGTCGTTGTCGACCTCGCCGAACAGCGCCTCCTTGGTGCAGGGGATGGGGGTGCCGTCCTCGCGTTCGAGGTTCCAGGAGACGAGAGCGTCGGCGAACTCCTCCAGTTGCCGGACGATGCCGCCGCGGGTGTCGTTCTCCTCGGCCTCGCTGTAGCCCATGAGGTGGAGGTAGTCGCCGAGGCTTTTGCCGCGCGCGTAGGCGACGGGGTACTCGGCGTCTTGGCCGTACACCTTGTGGCCCTTGAGGGACACCTCGATACGGCGGGTGGTCTTGCGGTATCCCATGGTCATGTCTCCTCGTGCGGACAGGCGGCGGCGTTGATCTGGTGTCGGTCAGATAGGCGGAGGATGGTGCGGCTCGGGGTCATGCCCAGGTCGGGACGACGCCATCTGCGAGGACGCCGGGCACCGCTGCGGTGAGTTCGCCGGAGTCCGACCTGGACAACGGGTAGTCGGTGTAGAGCACCTCGTTCGCGAGGGTCTTCGCCGCCACGGTGAGGGTGGTCGTCCGGGCCACCGTCGTGGAGGGCACGGTCTTGAACACGTCGTGGCTCTGGTTGCTCGCCGGGTTGAAGACGATGTTCAACGTGATGCTGAAATCAGCGAGAAGCAGCGTGCGCTCCATCGCGGACTTGTCGATGCCGGTGATGTTCCAGTCCGCGCGCGGGGTCGCGAACTGGAGGTTGGTGACGTCGTTGATGATCGCCCGGACCGTGCCCGAGGAATCATCCACCGAGCACGTCGTCCACCCGATACCCGAAGTCTTGGCCATGGCTGGTTATCCCTTCTGCTGCTGGTCGGCGATGCGCTGCTGGTGCTCACCGAAGTCTTCGACCCAGTCCGCGGGCCGTTCGTGCATGCGTCGCCGACCGGTCGGGTTGCCCCGCCAGTCCCCGTCCCGGACGAGGTAGATCTCCGGGCGGGTGCGGTGCTCGGCGAAGCACCGCTGGTGCGCCTCGAACCGGAACACCGTCAGGCCGTCCCCGGTGCGCTGCTCCCGGAAGGTGCGCCCGGACTTCTGCCGGATGTACGCGGCCTGCTCGCGGCCCAACTGCGTGGCCTCGTCGACCTTCGACTCCCACCCGAACTGCCACGCCGCACAACCGACCTGCTCGCACGCCGCCACCACCGTGGTGTCCCGCGGCGCCGAGATCTGGAAAGTCTGGTAGGCGCCGACGTCCATGGCCGGCTGAAGGCGGTTCACCTGCTGCATGCCAGCTCCTTAGAAGACGGTCGAGGTGTCGTTGCGGACGGCGACCACAGCGAAGGTGGCCGAGGTGAAGGTGCCGGTCGTGACGGCGCGGAGGTAGCGTTCGACGGTCTGGCCGCGCGCGGTCTCCAGGCGCTGGTAGGTCACGCCGGTGGCTGCGGTGAAGGCGCCGCCGGTGACGTCGGTCCAGGTGTCGCCGACGCCGTTGTCCGAGCTCTCCTGGATCTTGACGGTCACTGACGTGCCGGTGAACGCGAGGACCTGGAGATAGAACTGGGCGCCGAACAGCCCGGATCCGTTGAACAGCGGCGGGCTGCCGAGGCCGAAGTCGACGCCGGTGCCGTTGGTCGCAGTGGTGTCGACGCGCTTCCCGGCGGTGAGGAGCTGGCCCCACTCGACGCCGTACCCGTTGGCCAGCGACGACGTGCTGAAGGTGAAGGAGCCGTCGTCGCCGCGGGTGCCGTCGTAGTTGGACTGCTTGGCGACCAGGCATGCGGCCGGGCTGCCGAGGGTGGTGCCGCGGCAGTACATCTCGTGGACGTCCGTCGTCGGGAGCGCGGACAGCACCGGGTGCGACAGCGTCGGGTTGAACCAACTGGTCGCTTCGAGGCGGCCGTCGCGGATGCCGCCGATCCGCTCGAACGCACTCTTGTCCAGGCCGGTCGTCGTCAGGGGGGCGGGGCCGCCGCCGACGTTACCGATCGAGGTGAAGTCCCCCGAGAGGTCGTTGCCTGCGATGAACAGGGCGTCACCGAGCCCACTCTGCTTGGCCACTAGGCCACCTCTTCCCAAAGATCATTGACGATGCAGGGCAGCCAGATCGTCATGACCCGCTGCAGGGCCCCGTCCTGGGCCAGGTAGCCGGCGCGCACGTCCAGGGACTGGCCGTTGGCGCCGAAGATGTCCACGTTGCGGACGAGGCCGCCGAGGGTGAAGTCGGCGCAGTACGCGGTGCACAGGGCGTCGACTGCGGTGACCATGCCGGGGTCGATCGCGTCGAGCGGGAGCTGCTGCGCCGATGTGTAGAGGCGGACGTTGAGGACGACGAGCGTCGACACCGAGTTCAGCCCGGACGTTCGGATCGGGGTGACCCGCTCGACCCACACACCTGCGGTGAGGCCGCCAGACGGTGACGGGTGGATCGGCTCGTGTCCGTTGACCTGGTCGAAGTGGCCGGACGCGGAGGCGTGGGAGATCGCGGCGTCGAGGATGCCGGTGATGTCGAGGGCCATGGGTCACCCCCTCATCTCGGGGAGGTGGCGCTGCACGGCACGGTCGGCGATCATCGGGCCGCGCGCGGCGACGAGGGTCTTCGTCTGCCGCCAGTGGTGGTACCCGGGGAAGCCAGGACGGGGCCGGTTGCGGGACCCGACACCCTCCAGCCACGGCCCGTAGACGACGCCGTTGTCGTGGACGAGGGACGTGTCCGCAGAGACCCGGGTCGTCTCGACACGGGACTCGTAGTAGCCGGTCGGGTTCCGGAAGTTGGCGCCCATCAGGGAGAGGGCGTGCTCCTCGGCGAACTCGGCGATCGCCTCGCGTGCGTCGTCCGCCGCGTCCTGCATGGCGCGTGCGGCGCGCCCGTCGAACAGCGGCCCCTCGAAGGTCACGTCGATGCTCATCAGACGCTCCTCATCCGGGCCTTGCGGCCGACCGCGTCATACACGGACTGCCGCAGCGAGCCGAGCGCGCCCGTGTCCCGGTTGCGCTCACTGGACCCCTCGCCCGAGCGGACCGCCCGCGTGTACCCGGACGTCTCCGAGATGAGCCCGCTGATCGCCTCCGCGATGACGAGGTCCCGCACCAGCGCGGGCGGCTCCCACCGGACGACGGCGGTGGCGTCCGCATGCGTGGCTGCGGTCGTACCGAGCGCACCCCGCGTCACGGTCAGGGAGCGGGCTGCGTAGATGGCCGTGAACTGGGTGTGCGCGGCCAGTGTGCTGCCGTCCCAGGCCCGCTTGACGATCAAGTTGTTGGCGGCGATGTCGACGACGAGCATCCGCTCGCCATCGATAAGGATCACCTCGTCGACCTCGTACCCCGAACCGTCGGCGACCTCGACCGTCACCGTCTTCGCCTGCGCGTCCAGAGCGGTGGCGAGGGTCTGCCCGGTGTACGCCATGCTCCGGCCGGTGACGAGCATCCGCTCGTCGTCGACGCGCAGCACACTGCCCACACCCAGCGCCGCGGACGCTTCGGCGTTCACGCTGATCGTGGCCGCTGTCGTCGAGCTGACGGCCGCAGCCAGGGCGCCGGCCGTGCTCTCGTCGTTGGTGTAGCCCCACAGGCCGGTGACGGTGATGTCCCGCTGGTGGGTGTCGCCGCCGCCGAACGCAGCGTCCGAGCCGATGTTCAACTCCAGGCGGGAGTACGGCGGGCCGGACCGGTTGGGTTCCAGCAGGATGTCGGAGGTGGAGATGGTGGTGCCGCCGCTGGAGATCGCGGTGACGGAGATGAGCTCGCTGTCATCGAGCCACAGGCGCCACGCTGTGCCGTACTGGGAGGACGGCCAGTCGAAGTACCGGGTGGCCTGCTCGGGGTAGAAGCGGCGGTGGCACAGCTTGTCCACGTCCCGCGACGCGGCCTGCAACTGTCGGTCGATCTGCGCCGCGTTGCGTGCGGTCAGCTTGGTGTCGAGGGCGCGCATGACGTCCTCACGGGTTGCATAGACCGG